TGATATCTTCTCCTTGTTCACCCATAATTGCTGAACGAATATCATCGGGTTCTAATTGGTTGAATGTTTCTAACAAAAGATCTCTTACAGAGTTTTGAAGTCTTTTGCCTTTATTCTTGGCACTTCTTGATTTCATACTTAATACTTGTTACTTGTACTTGTTACTTGTTAATATTTAATTGAAGAATGTAAAATCAGGGCAAAGATATTTTGATAAAAAACCTTTAAGAATTTTACAACCGAATTAAATGTCAACATTAATAATATATATCAAGTTATTTTTTATTATACAATTTTTTTTACATCCATTTTGATAATTCTTTTTTAGCAAACCTTTCAGCCTTCTCTTCCCATTTATTATCATCGTGTGGGTCTAATCCTTGATATGTAGCCATTGTTCCAGCCTGTACATATTTTTTTATATACTTTTTTACACCTAATCTTTTAGCATCTAAAGCATGTTTTATCTCATGCAATACAGTCATTAAAAATTCTTTTATGGATGGATATGACCTTCTAAAAGTTATCGTATCAGTTTCAGGAACATATTCTGCCATTTGACTACCTTTGGTAAACTTTATTTTTGACTTCAATCCGTATTGTTTTACTAATTGCTGTGCTGTATCAAAGTAGTCTACTCTTTCTAATAATGAGTATTTCATAGCTCTGTTATATTTTGATTCTTTTAATTCTTCAGTATTTTGTTCTTCAAAATCATCACCAGCTACCCAATCTTCCCATTTTTCAAAATGTGCTTCAAAATCTTTATCTATTTGCGATACATAAGCAATTTTTCTTACTGCAAAATCTTCTTCTTCACCTTTTCCATAAATAAAGTCAGCTTTAGGAAATTCAGTTTGAGTATAACCACCCCTCTCAAACCAAGGTTCAGGTTTACCAGCTAATGTTCCTAATTTTCTCTTTTTATTACCTCTGATAAATCCTGTATCTGGTTCTCCTTCATCAGCATTAGAATAGTTACCAACATTAGATGAAACTTCCATCATTTTTCTGAACTTACCCATTACGCATCAAACCTTACTTGAATAGCCAAAGCTAAATCGTCATCATTCTTTATTGCATGAGATAGTTGTCCTATAGCAATAAGATCGTTAAAATCATTATACAAACCAACTTTTGTAATATATGGTCTAAATTCAGAATGTGTTACAAATCCCTCATAATCTCTTGCAGCTTGATAATAATGTTTATAAGAACCTGATTTAGCAGTTGCATGACCAGGTGGAAATAATTTCCAACTTTCTGAGCCAGATACGGATATACTACCACTTCGTTGAAATGTAGAAGATATATTCATCGTACCATTCAGTTCATTTTCTCCAATGACACAAGTATATGAATGTTCTCTAATAGTAGTTTGAGCTTTATAATCCAAACTATATCCATCAGCAACTGTTCCAGTTCCAATGTCAACATATTTAGATCCTGTATTAGTGAAAATAAGTAATCCTTGTTCATAAAATATATTACCAACAAAACTTCCTGTAGATTTTATAATATCAGAATCTGAAAATCCACCGGCTGCAAACTCAGCAAAACTAGAAGAATAATCGTTATCATACAAATTACCTTTACCATCATCTTTTATAGTTAAAGTAGATGCTCCGCTATCATCAGATAATGTAATAGATTTTGGTTTTATTCTTTCACCAAATAAATCTTTAGAAACTGAAATAATAGAAGCAGATGGTTGTAATAATCTATATTGGGTAGTTGGATTATAACCAAAATTATTGTAATTGTTTTCTGTATCACGATAATATAATTGTCTTATAGTAAACCAAGTAGGTATATGATAAAAACTAGCAGAATCAAAAGTTGTTTTAGTTGCTGTATTAGGATCGAAATTATAAACACTTGAACTAATTGCTCTAAAACCATAAACGCCACTACCACTGTCTGTATTAGTGACAGTAAACTCCTTATAAGCTTTAAAAGGTGTTATATTGATGTCTCTTGGGTCTAGCCGTTTAAACATGACCTATATCTCCCAAGCTTAGAAATCCAGCTTTACTTTAATAAGCGCTTCTCTCGAATAAGATTTCAGTAATGGTTTACTTAACTTAGCAACAGCTAATAACTCATTGTTATTGTTATATAATCCTACTTGTGTTATAAAAGTTTTTGGATTTTTTTCAAAAGTTGAAACAGTAAAATCACCTTCTGATCCAGAAGTAAAAGTTGGATTCGAACTAAAGTTAAATTGCCTATTTGGAACTCTACAAAAATAATGCTGTGAAGTTATTACTTCTTCTCTTCGAGCTTGAAATTTATCTTCACCTCTTATGGCTTCATAGAATTTTCCTACATTACCACCTTCCGTATTAGAAGCAACTCCAGTAGAAAGTGAAGCTGTAGCATTTAATGCTGGGCCATTGAGTATTATTAGTCCTAAATCAGGATAAAATAATCCAAGTCCACCACCTGGTTGGTCTGATGCAGCTTCGTATGTAGAGGCTGTACCACCAGCTATAGAACCACTAACAACATTAAATACTCTACCACCCTGATTAATAGTTGGATTTGTAGTAGCATCGCTGTCATCAATTAATTTTGTTAATCCATATTGTTCTGGAATACCAGAACCACTTAAATGTAATTCCCAATTGCCTGGATCCATCTTTTCACGAAGTTGTTCTCTAGCTATTGAAATAGCATATATATAATCTGGTTCAGGAGTAGAACCACCAGAATTAGCAAATACAAATTTATCTTCGTTGGGTCCTAAAAGAGTGTTTACTAACTGCCTGTAAATAGTAGCAGATGCTCTAGTACCGTCTATACCTACAGCACCAGCAGAACCACTTCCATTAACATGCCCATAAGCTACTGAAAATTGAGCTTTAGCAGTTGAATCTGATTGTGGATTAGTTCCATAAACATCTAAATAGTAAGCTGCTGATGAACCTGATTGAGTTGATGAGGTAAAGAAAGAGGTTAGTGTTCCACTTCCATTTTCCCACATTCCTGATGATACTGTATCTTTTACATTTGTTACTATATCACTTGATTCTAAACTATTATCAAGCTCTACATTAAAATCTCTATATGTTGGCATTTTTTACTCCTTCTATTACGCTACGGTAACTAAGTTATTATTTATGGTTATAGAAGCAGTAGCACCTGTATCATTACCTACTATAGTTAATTGAGTAACACTAGCAGCAGTTTGTTTCAATACTTTAATCATAACTTCCATCCCCACTTCAGTTTGACTATTAGAAGCCTCATCTGCCCCTAAGAAGAATTGTTGTCCAGTAGCACCACTACCAGCTTCTATGGTTACAGTCATCTGAGCTACAGATTGGTCATGTAATATAAATGTAAATGAGCTATCAGATACATTATTTGTAAGAGCTCCAATTTTCTGTGATTGATTTTCACTATCTTTATTGTCAAAGGTAATTGCATCAGGACCTAAAACTTTTAATACTGGCATTTTAGTAGTAGTTTTTGGTAAAGTTACTAATTTATACCTCATCACGTGATTTTCATCAGGTATCGCTTCCAAAAGTGGCATATTTTCAATTACTTTTCCATAGTAATCACTTCCATTTGGATGTGTTACATCCCAAAGATTGTAATCTACTTCATCATCTGCTAATGCAAATTTAGTAATATTAAATGCTTCTGTACCTTGCGCTAATAACTCACGACCTTTTTTTGTTAAAATAGCGTCTACAGTTACGGTAGTATTATTAAGAAATCCCATAATTTACTCCTAATTATATTTTTTTTAAATTTTGTATAATGTGATTCATATATAAATATCACAATATCAAATTTTTATTATTATTTTTCTAATTCTTCAGGTAAATCCACTTCACCCTTAAATTTTTCTGCTTCATTTAAAGTTTGTTCTACATAAGTTTGCATTACTGGTGCATCTTCTCCACCTGGTAATTTTTCAGATACCAACTTTCCTTCAAATTTTTCTTTTTCAAATTTTAATTTCTTTTCAAATAATTTTTTGTCTTGATCAGATATAGGTGTTTGTGTCAAGCCTTTTAACCCAAGTTTTTTACCTTTTTGTTTCTTTTTCTTTTCCTCATATGTCAACATTAATAACTTATCATCTTTATCATCACCATCTTTAAATTCTGGAACTACACCATCACCAGTAGTTAATGTAGACTCTCCTTGCTCTGTTGTAACAAGCTTAGTTGGCGCTGATATAATAACTTCTATTGGTGACTTCTTATCAGCAGTTGTTTTTCCTGTATTTTTAACACCCACATAAAAAGAATTTCTAAGTCCTTGATATAAACTACTATAGTTATCCAAATCTGTATCTTTGAATGATGAAGAGTACGCCTTACCTAAAGAAGCACTAAGAGATGAAGAATAAAATTGCATCTGGCTTTGATTAACTCCATAGATTCTTGAACCACTAATAACAGGTTGAGGACCACCTTTAACACCATTAAGAGTATCACCAAATGACATCGTAACATTTGAGTAATCACCTTCACCCAATCTTTGCCAAATACTTCTATCTATAAAAGAGTCTCTTACTTCAGAACCACTAGCTTCTTTTCTTAAATCTTCACCGCTAGATGAAACTACAGAGGAGCCAGTTTCATAACTGTACATATCAATTCTTCCTGTGTAAGCACCATAATCTGAAATAGAAGAACCATGATTATATGAACCAGTTATAACAATAGTTTCTTTTGTAACATCTACAGAAGAACTATAATATGTATTTTCTAAATCAGGAGTTCTACCAAGTATTACTTTAGATCTTTCAAATATATTTGGTTCTATTAACAATCCAATATCAGGCTTAGCTCTAGCAGGAATCATTTTTCTTATTTGTGGATACATAGATTGATCATAATATTTAATTAATCTCATATAATCCCAAAAGTTATTTGGAGCTGTATATTTTTTCCAATAGTTATCAGCAACATTCTTCAATCCTCTGTAACTTAACTTTAATTTATCTCTTGGGTCACCCAAATAATTATCAAAATTTAAATCTCCAACTGAATCTATTATATCATTGTTTATAACATCAGTTGGTGCAAACCATATACCTACTTTATTAGAATCTAAAGGAGCAGTATCAAAAGCACTATCAGTTGCTCTGTGTTTTGCACTTAAATTAAAACCTGGTTTTAATTTATTAGATTCAATTCTAATTTTATCCGTACTTCTTCTTAGAGCGCCGATTGATGGAATATGTGTTTTCAACTCATCAACAACATTTCTAAAAAAGTTTCCTGTAAAACCCGAATGAGATCCTGACAATGTTTGTGTTTGATTAGAACTTACATCACGAATGCCGGATGTATCTGAACTTAAATCTTTATCATCATTCATTGAATATCGTAAAACTAAATTTTCGTAAGATGATGAGATGCTATTACCATCATAAGCTTTTGGATTTCTTACGTGATTTCTAAATGAACCAGTATTCAATACTTCTGTCCAATGACGATATTCCATAATTGAACCACTAAACTGAACCCCTACATCTGCTGCACTACCACTACCACCAATATAGATATTACCACTTCCTGTCCAAGCATTATTAAATGATGCTGAAGCAGCTTGGGTAACATCCATAGTAGATGTGCTGTACAAATGTATCTTACTTCTACTACTATCATATTTACCTACATTTAGTTCATACGATTGTGATACTGGAGTAGAATCGCTACCTACTAACCTTCTAACCATAACAGAATAAAAATCACCATCGTATATTGGTAAAGCAGAAGAACTAATTTCTTTATATTGTCCTTGATCGACTCCTACTTTTGAACCTGATAACATAAATGAAACAGAACCATAATTATCTGTAGATCCATTGTCTTGTAACCTAATAAACCAATCTTGATTATTGTCATCTTGCTTTTCTACAAGTATTTGGTTTGAACCTGTAGCTGCTCTAAATCTAAATTCTACTGTATCTGGTTTTCTACCTGATGTAGTATCATTAGCCCAAGCAACTTTAATGTGTTGAGAACCTTTAAAATCTAAAGCCTTTGTAAATTTTCTTCTTATCTCAAATTGTGGAGTTGCATTATCAGGCAAAGCAGGACCGCCATATTCTTTTACTCTTAATATAGTAGATGGGATACCATAAACATTTATTAATCCTTTTATTGCTCTTACAGTTCCTTTATTTTTTAAGAAGAAAGGCATATTGTTTATAATACGACTCCATATTTCTCTAGAAATATCTTTTTCAGATGTCGCTGAATAATCAGAGTAAGCTGAACCAGTCACTTCTTTACCTAAAGCATATCTTGGTAAAGATACTAAATCTTTACTATTACTCATATCCCATCCTAAAGATTTAGCTACACTCCATAACAAATCTTTAGATATACCTTCATCTAATTTATCTCTTCTATCATATGTGTCTGATAATGCGTTTATATATTCCCATATATGATCAAAGTGATGACCAATCATGTCAGTAAACTTTATATAATCATCATTTTTAGAATCTATTTTTATATGTTCAGGTAATAAAGTGCTTAGTTTTGATAGATTATCTTCATCATACAATGAAGCGGATTCCATAGCATTTGTAAACCAAGTATTTGCTTGAGATGAAGTTGTATGAGCTAATACATATGGGCTATTCAAAGTTCCAGCTCCACTAGATTTTGGCCATGCATTATCGTAAAATATTCCCAATGAACCACTACTATAAGAAGAACTTTCAAAATACATATATTTTTCAAAATCATCTAAATTATTTTTAACATCCTCTATTTTAAAATGATATAAGTTTTGATCTTTATTCGAACCACTAACTCCAATATATGAAGCACTAGAAATTTTATGTGATTCTATATCTTCAAGTTTTCTCTTAAAATTTCTAACTCTAGTTTCAGCTGAACTAAAATTAACAAAATTTTCATAACGAGAATAATCCGTATTTATTTCAACGCTATCTAAGCTTTGACTCAAAAATTCATTTCTTAATTCATTAGATATAGTATCATCATCTGTTAAGATATCAGATTCAGTTTTATATTCTGTTACTCTTCTTTGAATAGGACTTTCAACATTATTTAAGTCAGGTGTTCTTAAAACTAAACTTGGTTCATCTTCGGGAACAAAATCAATTATTCTAATTTTTTCTACTAATGGATTAGCCATTTCTTTAACAACAACACACTCATCATATTTTTCATAACTTTTTGGTAAAGGTTCATATAATTTATATACAATAGAGTGTGGAAAATTTGGAGCAGATATTCTATCTGATTTAAAGTTAGTTGTCAAAAACAAATCATTATCAAACTTTAAATAAGTTCTTAAATCTCTTGGATTAAAATTTGTATAGGTGATTTTAAATGAACTAAAAGTATTATCAGAGGT